GCCGCGTCGGCTTCGTTGAAGGACCCGCGCCAGGCCCGATAGGCCCGCACTCCGCGCAGCCCCGTCTCGAAGAGAGCGTCGGTGAGGATGCCGACCGGAGCGTTTACCGCGGCCGCCTTGAAGCGGGCCTCGAGGCGGTTGTCGTCTGGCTCGGACGCGAGCGCGTCGAGCGTCGGATTGTCGATCCCGAAGACGTCCCGCATCGTGTTGGCGAGGTTCGTCTGCTCGGGGTTCATGGTCAGATCGGCGAGACCGCCGGCGAGCGTCGCGCGCCCTGCCCGGCCAAGCCACGAGGCCGCCTTGGCGATCCCGAGTGTCTTCCCGAAGCCAGTGAAGGGGACCACGAAGGAGCCGACGGAGCGCACGACGCGCTCGACGGTGCCGGCGTGATCTTCGCCCTTCAGGGTAGGAAGTTCGATCCGGTGTCCCGGCTGCGCGTTCGCGGCGTTGATCTCCTGCCCGGAGGCGAGACCGATGACGCCGTTCTGGGCGTCGGAGCCGAGGACGATGCCGGGGAGCGGGATGCGCTTGTTCAGCTCGTTGCCGGCGTCCTCGGTGAGATCGAAGACGCCCTGCGCGGCATCACGGAGAGCCCCAACGGTGGCCCGGAAGAACGAGAACGGGCGGGTCGTCTGGGACTGCGGGGCGTGGACCGCTGACTGCTCGACGTGGTCGAGCGCCTGGTTGCCCTTCTGCGAGTCCTCAAACTGCCGCTGCTCGGTCTCGAGCTGGTTCAGCTCGGCCTGCTCAGCCGGGGTCAATGCCATTGAGGTCTCCGTGGGTTATTGGCCGGCGAGCCTCTTGGCTCGAAGCTCCTGGATGCGCTGGACGCGCAGTTGAGCCGCGTCCTGGCTCTTGGGTGCGAACTTCTGGATCGCGTCGAAGTAGGCTTGCGACGGGGGAGTTCCGCGGCTGACCTCGCTCTTGTAGAACGCGATCATGCCGTAGAAGTTGACGTTGCCACCGCCGAGGCTCTTCTCAAGGAAGGTCGTTGGCGCCTTGCCGAACTTCTGCCGAAGCTGGCCGGCGTAGGTTGCGACCTCGGGGTTCTTGAGGTTCTGCTGCTGGCCCTCATTGTCCGCGGCGCGGAGCATCCGGTAGCGGGCGAGAGCCTTCTTGCCGGAGCCGAGCTGGCCGCTGTTGAGGGCCTGGAGGTCCGCCTGCGGGCTCGCATCGCTCAGGTCGCCGCTCTGGCGGAGCGCGATACGGCTGCCGACGTCGGCGTCGATCTCGGCGTCCCGGTCGGCTTGCGCCAAACGATCCTCCGAGCGCTGACGGCTCTCGGCTTCCTGCTGCTGGTTGACGATCCAGTTCTCCATCGAGAAGGCGAACTGCGGGTCGATCAGGCCCTTGTGGGCCGCGTCCCGGAGGAAGCCGATGGACGGCTTCTTGTCCGACTCGAAGGCGAGAAGCACCTGATCGGAGTTCTTGTCCCAGAGCTGCTTGCGGGCGTTGGCCGCGTCGATCCGAACCTTGTCCGTGATCTGGTCGCGGGCCTGCTGGATCACCGCCACCTCGTCAGGCGAGAGCGACGGAGTGCCGTCCTTGCGGTGGCTCTCCTCGAGCCCTTGAAGGAGCCCGATGTCGCCACGCTGATTGGCCTCGTTGATGAGGCTCTGGATGAGGAACTTCTTGGCCTCGCCCTTGTCGATCCCCGGCGGGACGCGAGACATCGCGCCCTCGAAGTCGAACGGCTGCAGCGCCGTGCCAACCTGGTCGCTCGGAAGGGTTCCCTGAGCGAGCTGCGGGTCATCCAGAGTGGAGACCAGAGGGGGTCCTGAAGGGAGACCGGAAGGGACCGAGGCCGTCGCGAAGTAGTGGCTCGGCGAGACCTTCTTGCCGTTGACCTCGACCGTCACATGGACGTGAGGCCCGGTGGCGTGGCCGGTCTGGCCCGACAGCCCGAGGAGCTGGCCGGCGGCGACGGTGTCACCCTGCTTGACCTGCCGCGCGGAGAGGTGAGCGAAGCCGACGATGGCACCATCGGCCATCTTGACCCGGACCTGGTTGCCGCCTCGAGCATTGCTGAAGGAGGCGATCACGGTGCCCTGCGTGGGCGCCACGATCTGGGTCCCGGTGGGGACCGCGAAGTCCTCCCCGTTGTGCCTCGAGCCGCCCTCGCGGGGCGCCCCCATGCCGGACGTCAGGTCGCCCGCGTTGAAGCCCTTGAAGGGCGACAGGGGCTTGGCGCTGGCCGGGTAGTAGGGACTGTAGGTTTGCGTCGTGGGGACCGTAGCGGCATCCGGGAGGGGCGCCAGCGGGTCGACCTTGACCTCCACGCGGGCACCTACGGGGGCGCCACGGTAAAACTCGTGGACGTTGTTGTTCGCCCAGGTGTTGAGGAAGGTCGCGTCGGTCTGCTTCTTGATCGCGGCCTGAGCCTGCGGAATGATCGTCGACCGCACCTCTTGCAGCGCGTTGGCGAGCGTCTGCTTCGCCTGGGGCGTGCCGAAGTCGAGGAGCTTGCCCGACGAGTCCGTGATGTGGGACTTGAAGGTGTCCTCGATGATCCCGTCGATGTCCGCGAGGGTCGCCGGGTGGTCGCTGTCGTTGAGGCGGTCGGAGACCTTCTGTGAGACCTCGTCGCCGATGTCGATGGCTAGCTTCTTGGCGCCCTCATACTGCCACGCCTGATAATAGGCGCTCGACTTGCGGAACTTGTTGGGGTCCTGCGTGCCGGCGGCGAAGTCTAGGGCCGCCTGGCCGGCGTCCTTCTTGTCGTGACTGTCCTGAACGTCGTGGACGATATTCTGGCCGACGTCGTTGGCGACGCCGAGGATTTTCGCCAGGGCGTCCGCGTTGTCAGTGTTGGGCCGGTTGATGGTCGCCACGACGGGCGAGTCAGGGGACGCGGGGGTCGCCGGCGTAATCGTGTTCGCCACGTCGGCCGTGCGCCGGGGGATCGCTGTCCCCCGGATCACGCGCTTAGAAAGGTCCATCGCTTAGTCCCCTGCGGCTGGCTTCGGGCTGCCTTTGAAGGCCCCCGCGCCTTCCGCGGCGTTGAGACCGGCGAGACCGATCTGGAGGCCGGCGCCGAGGATCGTCGGCTTGCTGACCATCTTGGAGTTCGCATCGGCGACCACGGCCTGCTTCTTGGCTTCCTTGGTCGCGAGCGACTGCTCGTTGTCGAGGCTGGCCTGCATTGCTGCATCCTCCTCGAGCGCCTTGACCGAGCCGCTCTCGAGGTTGAGACCGGACTCGCCGGCGGCAACCATGATGCGTCCCATATCGCGGCGGGCCTGGCGGAGCCGGTTGTCGATGTCCTGCGTGGCCTGCTGGTCGATCTGCTTCTCTTCGACCTTCGCCTGAGCCTTGATGGCGGCGTTGGCGGCGTTGGCCGACTGTATCTGCCCGACGACGCTGACGGCCGTCGTGGCGACGGCAATGCCAACTGCGATGGTAACTGGATCGCACATTATCGGGTCCTCAGGAACTCGAGGAACAGCCGCTTCTGCGGGCCGTAGGTCGGGTTCGCTTCAATGATGGAGAAGCCCGCCCACGACAGCCAGTTCATCGACAGCTCGTTGCGAGCGTCGACGTTGGCCCAGAGGACGGGGTAGAGCTTGTGCATCTCGGCGATGTAGGCCCGCGTCTGGCGCGCCACGCTGAGCCATGCGGTTTCGATACCGGGGCTCCCGAGGAGCCATGCGGTGCCGATCTTGGGGGCCGCGAAGGGCGCGACCCCGAAGATGCCGATGGGGAGCGAAGTCTCGTCGACGATGAGCCACGAGCGGATGGAGAGGTCCCATGACTCGAACAGCGCCCAGAACGGGTCCACCTCGTCGCCGAGGCTGGCCTGAACTTCGGCCAGATCGGCGGGACGGAGGTTCTCCGCGAGGAACTCGAGGGAGTCCCGAATGGTGTCCTCGGGGAGCGTGGAGGTGTCTATCGCGCGGGCGATCATAGCGCCCGAGAGAAGTAGATGCCCTCCCACTCCGCGGACGTGAGGGTGCTGTTGAAGGCGGTGTCGTTGATGAGGTCGATCCGGACCTGAGCCGCGTCGCCGGCCACCGAGAAGGTGAACGGGCCGTCCGCATAGGAGCGGGCACCGAGGATTGAGGCGACATCGCCGACCTTGCGCGGGCTGAACTCGATCTTCGAGATCAGGTCCGCGTCGAGCGCCTGCGGCCCGGTCCCGTAGGGGTAGACCTCGGCACGGAGGTAGGCCGTGCCGGTGAGGTTGGCCGTGAAGGTGTGGAGTTGCAAGCGGCCGGTCGTCAGCGGGCGGTTCTGCCAATCGTTTGGGAACTGCCGCGAGATCGTGACCTTGGTCGTGTAGAGTTGCCCGGCCGTCGCCGGCCCGGCATAGTTGCCGTTGACCGTGACGGTCGTTCCCGTCTTCGACCAGCCGACGTGGTTGACGATGTTCTCTGGGAAGGCCGAGCCTACGGCCTGGACGATCTCGAGCGTGCTGAGATCGGGGGTCCAGCCCAGGTTGAACGCCGTCGTGTCGGCCACGGCGTTATAGGTGCCCGTGACGCTGACCTGGCGGTCCAGGTAGATGCGGTGCGTCTGGTTCGTCGTGAGGGCCTCTGGGGAGAGGTCCATCTTCTCGAGGTAAACGCCGTCCGGGCGCTCCATGACGAGGTAGAGGTTGCCGCTCTCGTAGGCTCCAGTGACGGGCGTTCCATCGCCGAAGTCCCACACGCGCCATGCGCTGACGAGCTTCTTGTCGCCGTCCCAGAAGAATTGGTAGACGTAGGCCTTCTTCTTCGCCGCGGTGGTGGCCGCCTTGTGGCTCAGGATCAGCAACGCATCCAGATCGTGGAACGGGATGATCTGCGAGACCCCCTTGGGGATCAGGTGCGGAACGTGGGCCGTGATGTCGGCCGCCTCGGTCGGATCGGAGCCCGCTAGGCGGGTATATTCCTGGACCGCGACATAGCCGCGAGCCTCGGACAGGAAGTGCGCCTGGCTCCCCATCGGCGTCGGGCGGACGCCCGCGGCCATGACGTAGTTCGTCACGGGAACGATGGAGAGGCTGTGAGCGCTCAGGCCGGCGTCGCCGTTGCTGAGCGAGAGCTGCTTCTGCCGCGAGAACAGCATGACGCCGTCGGCGAACGGAAGGGTGTAGTCGAGGATCGCAACGTCGGTAGTGGCCGCGGAGGCCGCCACGGTGTCGCTGTCGATGTAGTCGAGAACGGTGCGGCGCCAGAAGTCGCCGGGATCGCCAGCGGCCGAGAAGACCACGCCATCATCGACGGCAAAGGCGAGGCGGTTCTGGTAGAAGAAAATGTCGCGGATCGTTCGGCCGACGAACGGAGGTGCCGGGTTCGACTCCTCATCGCCGACGCGGCGGTGCTGCCACGAGAACGGCGCAAAGGTGAAGGTGCCATCCGCCTCGCGGATCAGCGCCCACGGCATCGTGGTCTCGTCGATGGCGTTCTGCAGACCCGGCTTGACGGTCTCGTTCCAGAGCGTGCCGTCGCCCATCACATAGTAGGAGACGAACGCGGTGTCGTTCTGGCCGAGCACCTTGTAGACACAGCCGGAGCACGGCGGGTCTGGCAGCTTGTCCATCGAAGGAACGGTGCCGACGAAGCCGCCGGGCTGCGTCGGGTTCGGGCGGTAGCCGAAGATCGCTCCGGCGAGCACGAAGCCTCCCGGCGGGACGTCATAGTTCGATGGCGAGGTGCCACCGAGCCAGCGGCCGTTCGGGTTGTTGGCGGGGTCCTGGTCGGCCTCCGCCGGCTTGAGGACCACCGTCTTCGTCGTGTTGACGATGAACGTGTAGTCCGCAATCGACATCGCCCGGTAGGAGTCGCCCGCAGCGTCGAGGTAGCCGTAGCCTTGAGGGGCGTTGACGGTCTTCTGGACGCCGGTGGTCTCGTCATAGACGAGGATCGTCCCACTCTTGATGATGACGAGGTAGCGCTCGTTGATGTCGCGGTTGATATGGTGGACCGAATAGGTGTCGCCGGCCGTCAGGGCCGTCAGCTTCATCACCGTCTCGGTCGGGGGGCGGCGGGACAGGCCCTCGGAGATATGGCTCCAGGTATTAAGCTCGTCCTCGGTCTGGTCGGGAGAGCGGAGGATCGCCGGCTGCTGGCTGATGCCGTTCATCAACGCCGGAAGGGTGCGCGTCGTCAGCGCCATCGGCGGCTCCGTTTCAGGGTTAGGAGAGGGTGCGGGACCCGGTCCACTTCTGAAGGAAGGGAGACCGGCGGAAAGCGTTGGTGTCGCGCGAGCGGCGCTCGTAGCGCTGCAAGAGCGTGAAGGCTCGGTCCTCGTCCTCCGCATTGTAGCGGTCGAGGATTGGCGAGCTGACGATCTGTGCCTGGAAACGGCGCGCCGCGGCGGTCGCGATGTAGGTTCGCGCGGCCTGCGGGAGATCGTTGAAGTCGAAGCCCCAGATGATGTCGACCTGGAGCGGGGTCTCGGCGGAGTAGTTCGCGCTGAAGTCGAACGTGTGATTGTCACCGTCGTAGAGCGCCAGGACGTCTTCCTCCGGATGCCGGCGGACGGCAATGCTCAGCGTCGCATCCGAGGCATCGACATCGAGGGTTCCGTCAGGGAGCAGGATGGCTCCTGAGGCCTCCTCGGGGGTCAGCGGGAAGGCATAGTCCGTGTTCCAGGACCAACCGACCGCCTGGACGTCTCGAGCGGTATCGAGGAGCTGCTGCTTGGCCTTGGCGGCGTCCCCGACGCCCGTCACGTCGAGCGTGTTGATCGGCGCCTGGCCGATGCTCCCGAGCATCTTGTTGACCGCTTCGAGGTCGGTTTGGGGGGCCATGAGGGCCATGCGGGGGTTCCTTGTGGGCAAAAAAGGAGGAGCCCCGGCGCTCAGGCCAAAGCTCCTCCTTCTTGGGTTCGCGTGTTAGGCGATCTTCAGCTCGACCGCGGTCTTCGACCGCAGCGGGCGCGTGCCGACCATGCGGCGCGCGATGAGCAGGACGCCCTGCTTCTCGGGCTGGTCGACCATCTGGAAGCCGAGGTCCTGAACCACCGCCGTCGCAGCGGCATACGGGGTGTAGACCGCGCCGCGCGTGTTGGTGAAGTTCTGGCGATAGGCCGCCGGGATCGCCGTGTTGAGCGAGTCGTCGGCGCCAAAGATGCCGTTCAGGTTGTTCGACTTGATGACTTCGACGTCGTCGATAGTCGTGATCGTCGAACGCTTGACGCTGTTGTCGCCGCCGTAGAGGCTGTTCAGGTTCTTGTCGGTATTCTTCAGGAGATACCACTGAGCCGTCGGGAGGATCGCCCGAACCGGCTGCGAGTTCACCGGAACCTTCTTCGCGTCCATCGTCTGCTTCGCGAGGCTGATGCCATCGAGGATGACGCTGCCATCGGTCGCGTAGGAGGCGTTGGTCAGCGCCGAGCCGCCGCTGTCGCCCGTGAAGAGGGCGCCCTGGCGGGACGACTTGACGATCATACGAGCGACGTTGCCGTCGTAGTGCTCGGCCATCGCGCGGCCCATCGCCTCGGTGTAAGGCGAGCGGACGTCGAGATCGAACAGAGCCTCGTCGACATCGGCCACGAAGACCGAGCTGATGAGCTTGTCGTCCGGAGCGACGGTCACGTCCTGCGACGCGATCTGGTCGCCGAGGATTTCGACGCCGGGGGTGTGGTAGCTGACGGTCGCGTTCCAGAACGCCATGAACTTGGCGTCCTTGGCACCCTTGAGGGTCTGCGAGAGGACCGTGTCAGCGATCCGGATTTCCGCGGCGTAAGCATTGAGAACTTCCGAGCCGCGGGTGCTCAGGAACAGTTCGAGGTTATCGGCGCCGCCCTGGCGCAAGCCGGGGCGCGACGGAGTGCTGGTGGACACTGTCTGGTAACTTTCGGTTGAGGGTTGGACTTCTTGCGGTCCGCTTCCTCAAGGCCCGCGCTGGTCGAGGGGGCGGCCACGCATGGCTCGTCCTCGGGCTATCGGGTTGTCTTTTGGTCGTCGGGAAAGCGACGGCGACCCGGAGGCCGCCGCGCGTCCTGCCGCCGAAGCGGCGGGAGGGGTAAGGTGCCCCGACTTCCACGGGGCGCCCCATGCGGCTCGTCAGCCGTGGGGTGCGGGCGCCCAACAAAGGGCTCCCGAAACTTAGTTCTTGAGGCTCTTGGCCTTCAGCGAGCGGTCCATCTTGGCGACGGCCTTGGCTCGAGCGACGCCGTCGCGGGCCTTGTCGGCCTTGGCGAGGTCCGCATCGAACTCGCGGCGGTCGGTGTAGACGTCGCCGCGGTTGGTGCCGCCGTTGATGTTGGCGAGCTTGCCTTCGCCCGGCTCGGCCGCGCGGTAGTCCTTGAACAGGGCCGCGATGGCGAGCGGGACCGTCTCCACGTCACCCGTCTGGGCGTTGAAAGCGGTAATCTTCTTGGCCGACCAATTCTTGGACGCCCATTCGATGGCCTGCTCGACCTCGGCGTAATCGTCGACGCCGGCAGCCTCGGTGGCCGCCTGGCGCATAGCCGCCTCGGTGGCGCGGACGCCGGCGAGGTAGAGGTCGATCTGATCGTTCGAGATGCCCGCCGCGATCAGCGGAGCGCGGTGCTCCTCGGAGAGATCGCCGGTTTCCTTGTATGCCTCACGGGCTGCCTCGATGGCCGCCTCGAGGGGCGCAGGGGCGTCTTCCTTGTCGCCATCCTCGTCGTCCTTCTGGTCGTCGTCGCTGTCCTTGTCGGACTCGTCGCCGTCCTTCTGGTCGTCGGAGGCG